CGGACATAGTGCGATGTCATGACCGGAGTGGAGTGGCCGAGCTGGGCCTGGGCCTTTTCCATGCCGCCGCTTTCTTCCTTATCCGTTCCGGCTTTGGCGCGTAGATCACGGAACTGGAAGGCGCGAATATCCTTCTCCCGGTCGGGTTTTGCCAAGACCGCAGCGTCTCGCGCGCGGTCGAAGGCGCCACGCATCATAGAGTAGGTCATGGGCTCGCCATCCTCGTTATTGATCAGCTTCATGCCGACGACCTTGCGACTTTTGAGTCGCTCGATGATGGCTCCTAGCTCGCCGTTCAGGGAAATACGCAGTTTGGTATCTCCCTTATTCTGCTTTATGTGCAGCGCGCCATCCTTGATGTCGGATCTGGATAATTTGCGCACATCAGCCGGGCGCTGGCCGGTGAGATAGGCAATGTCCATGGCATCGCGTAACGGCGGCTCAGCCGCCTCCCATACCATCCGGTAGATGTCGTCATCGATGTAGATGTCGCGGCCCGTTTCCTTATATCGCTTCACGCCGGTACACGGATTGGCTTTACTGGTCAGCCCCTTGTCGCGGGCGAAGTTCCAGACATGGCTGAACAGCGCTATTTCCCTATTCGCCCTGATTTTCGCCGACTTGCGCCAGTCGAGATATTGCCGCACGTTAGTCGGTTCGATGCTTTCCATGGCGGCTTGCGGGTCTTCAAAGAATGTGAAGAGCTGCTTGAATTCGCGTAAATTCATGCCCTGTGTCGCTATTCCCTTGGTAGGGAAAATTTCTTTCTGATAGCGCTCAGCGACATATCGAAAAGTGATCAGCGCACCGGTCGGTGCTACGCTGGCGGTCAGTTCGGCCCATTTCTTTACGGCCAGAGTGTAATCCGCCCCAAGGGGAATCTCGATGCGTGGGAGCGCCCCGGTGTCAAGGTAGTAATAGACCTTGCCGCTGCGCTGCTTACGCTTGCGCATGCCCCGCGGCAGATTCAAATTCTTCGTTGGCTTCCGGCCCATTATCCAACCGTCCTCAATATGCGCGGCACCCAAGGTGCTTTAGCCGCTTCTTCTTCTTTGCGTCCCTCGATCGCCGACCTGGTCACAACTGGATGACCAGTGGCATTTATGAAGAATGGTATCCCCATTTGCCGCAAGGCTGCAATTTGACGCGTTTTCATCTTGCGCCCGGTTAGTGCTTCAAGTTCTTGCTGATCTAAAAAAGTGCTCATCACACTACCTCATCAGTCAATCAAATTGCAAATACAGAAACCTTACGGCCAGCCCATTGCGGATGCTCAATGGTCTTGACGGTGTAGCCACGCCAGGGCAGCACAATGCGGCGGTCGACATCATGCCGCTTTGGATAACCAAGAGTTAGGATCAGGTTATCGAATGTACGGCCGGCGAGCCGTTTGATCCAATATGGATTGGCCTCACGATATTCTTCTGTCTTGGTACCGGTTTTGATTTCCTCAAACCAGCGGCGCTGCAGCGGTAGATAAAGGTCTGTCATGGCGAGGTCCAATCAATAAGCGGCGTCGAGTAACCCAACATGAGCGGGTGCTTAGGGTCACCTGATTGAGTGAATCCGAACGTGCGCATCGGCTTACCACTGGCCGCTAGCAATTTCAATGTTTTGGCCATGTGATGCCGTAAATGTTCTGGAACCTTCGATGCATTGCCCCAGCAAGGTACAAGAATGTCAGCGTCGGCAACGATCTGTGATAGGTGCGACTCGTTATCTGGGCCGACCGGGTCGACTGCATGACGAAGTTCGGTAACGTCCGTTGCGCGGAAGCCAAAGGCATTCCCGACTAGAAATCGCTTGCCGCCGTTCACCTTTGTGAAACCAATCCATTTACGGACGGTGGCGTCGTTCAACTGCGCATTAGCCGTAGAAGGATTGATGCCGAAGTAGGCGTACGTCAGGCCGTCCATCTGGACATCGCGTTCAAGCCTATAGCGGTACATGCCGCAGGGACTGATGGTGGCGCTCATGGTCGATTGTCCGTGCCACAGGATGGGCAAGCAGCAGAATAACAATCTGCTACTGACAAAAACCGGCCGCAGCCATGACAGCGATATGATTCAACATGTCGCTTAATCTTGCGCAATTCGATACCGGTTCCTTTGAGCGCTTCATCGCGCTTGATATATTGCATATCCACAGCGGGGCGCGTCTTGCCGTCGATATATTCCTTTGGCCAAGGAATGTCGGTTTCTCTGCAGTTGTGCTTTGCAACGGCTTCTTCCTTGCTATAGATGTGGGCATTGCGGAGATCCGTGGTGTAGCCTTTTCCGTCCTTGGACCACCACATCACATCGTTGCCAACGTAGGAACGGCTGTCTTGCAAATAATAGAGATCGGTCATGGCAGTTTCCCCTTTAAGAACAAACCGCAACGCCGATGCGCGCGGATAAACCCTGCATCGCCATTCCGGTTACGCGTATTGCTTTGAATCCCGCAGATGAGGCATGTCGTCACCCGGCCGATCTGCTCCTGGCCGCGCCATGTGTGGAAATTCAGATTGCCTGGCGTCAGGTGCGGAGGGTAGCCTCGGCCGGTGGTGTAGCTGCCGGTGGTCATGGTCGACCCTTAGCCAGGGCGGCGATTTCGGCGAGGATTGCGTTGTCCAGGTTGATGCCATTGAGAGCGAAATTCTGCGGCGTCAGCCCGGCAAATACGCCGCCAGCATGAATGGTGTCAAGGTCTTTTGCGCGCAAGTGCTGATACAGCATGTCGAAGTTGGAAAGAGAAATCCAGCCAAGGTGCTGCGCGCTTTTCTCGACATCTTTCGGATCGTGACCGACGAGCAACCATGCATCTTTCTCAATGCGATCAGCGACCGGCCCTTCGATTGCTGGAACATCTGGCAGCCAGAAATTGAGCGCTGTTTGCAATGCCTGAATTTCGTGCAGCAGATCGACGGCAAGCTGCGGATTTTCTTGAACGTTACGCACGAACGAACCAGGCGCGCCATGGGCGGTTACGGTGATTGTGTTCATGGCCGCACCTTGGCGAGTAGTCGACGGCCTGATGCAATCACTTCATCATTGCCAATAGCCTCATCTGAAATGCTATAGAGCGCATTAAAGATTTCGTCATCACTCAGCGCCGGAGAGGCTGGCGGTGGGGGTACGTCGTATAGAGCGCGGACAATAGATTCTGGCTTCGCACGTTGATAGCGGTCGATCCATGCGGCGTAACAGAGCTTCAATGCGCCTGGGCCGGCGCTTTTGTCATCGTCTTTAATTTCGTATGCAAATGGCGCAACCGGTTCCTGCTGCGGCGCGGCTAGTGCGCCGGCATATGCCGCTTTCAGTGCATCGTGATTTTCATGTCGGCAGAACAACATCATTGCGAAGTTAGCGACGTCGACAGGATCGCCCTTGGCTACGGCGCCGAGCAGCAGTTCGGCCAGGCGCTCGCCGGTGCATTGGCTGATGTCGTGCCAGCCACCGAAACCTTGCTGGCGCTTCAAGGCCAGCTTCGCCTTCATTGCCTTGGCAACCAGGTCGACAGCATGGTCGTCCAGCAGAGCGGCTTCATCTATAAGAGTTGCTGGGTTTGTTGTCATGATTATTAAGCTCCTATTTAAGACGATGCTGAGTAACACCGGTAATTCCCGGTGGCAAGCCAGACTTCTCTGCTTCTGCGAGAAATTTAGTGTTGCCGCCATTTTCTTTAGCGTGGTTTGCCTCAAGCTTGGCCAGGCTGATAATGTCCTTAGCGATCATTGATGTGGCTTTTGCTCGCTCTATGTCGACTTCACTGCTTTTGTCATTGATGGTGCGGAGAGCATCGAAAAGGATGCTATTCAGTGCTGCGGCGTTGTTTTCCATTTATTTTCCTATTGAGTGCGCCGGTCAACTGGACGAGTACTGCCAGCTCTTTCGGCAGGTTGTGAACGGTATTGCGCCGCATGTTTTCGGCTAAGCTGATGCACTCCACACGGTCAACGGTGATTTGTTCAAGAATGTTGGTCCTCCTGCCTGGCTTGAAAATGACGATATGCTTCGGAGGGAGCGGGCCATTGGCTTCGATCCATATCAACTCATGTACGCCGCGCCAACGCGCGCTGTTGTTGCCCTTACTGTTGCCAATCTTGCGCTGCAGAGTGCCATCTTTGTCGAGACGATAGCTTCCGACAGGACGGGTGTTGTGAGGCATTTGGCCAGGCTTGAATTGCGTCGGCTTGCTGGCCTCATATTGCAATCCCTTCATTCCTTTATTCCAGACAGCCTGCCCTTTGGTGAATCGTGTTCCTATGCCCTGGCGGCCATTCGTTCTTCCCGATGCCGGGCTGGCGAGGAATTCAGCCGATTTATTCAGACCGAACTGGTAGGCTTTCTGATACACCGCTGTGACAGTTTTACCAAGAGCTACTGCGAGATCGGCGGTTTTGACATTCGGATACTGTTCGCGAAGCATTTGCAATTGCTTCAGCGTCCATTCAGCACGCGGCCCAAGTATTCCTCTCGATTTGGTCATGATCGAGCCCTTTGATGGTCTATGGTTGAACCGGTATGGTTGATCATTGCCGCATAGGATGCTAACGCCTCGGAGCGGTCATATCCGCCGACTTCATGCTGGCGCAGGCGATGCAAGTAACGCTGGCGCCCATAGGCACCAAGAGAGATGTGGTTTGGCCAGACGATATAGCCAAGGAACGGGACGCCGGCGGTAACTGGCGCAAGGCGAATCTTCTTCGGATGGATGGTCAAACCATCGAGAGCAGCTTTGGCAACGATCTGGTCGCGGATTGCCTGCAACTCTTCAGGCGTTTCACCTAGAATCGCCATGTCATCCACATATCGAATGTATTTCTTGATGCCCAGGGTTTGCTTCACCCAGTGATCAAATTCGTTCAGGAAGATATTGGCAAACAGCTGGCTGGACAGATTCCCAATAGGCATGCCCTTGGCCGCAGTTCGGCGATACATGCCTCCGGCGGGGAATAGGTCATCGTATTGATCATCAGTCCGAAATGAATCAACCAGGTTGACCAGCAGGCTGCGCATGTCCTGGTCGCCGATGTAGCGCAGGATCCGTGCCTTGAGTAGCGAGTGGTTGACCGAGTAGAAATATTTGGAGATGTCGAGTTGCAGCACCCACTTGCTCGATGGTGCCCGGCAGAACTCAGCCAGGCGCTGCACGGCAGCATGAGTGCCGCGGCCCGGCAGATTTCCATACGTGTCATGGATGAACCGAGGTTGCCAGATCGGCAGCATGTAGTCGTAGAGCATCCAGTGAACGACACGGTCCTTCATCGGGGCGTCAACGACGTGACGGAATTTCTTCTCGCGGACAGTGAACGATTTGTATGGGCCAAAGGTATAGGATCGGCTTTGCAAGCGCTCCTGAATGATCGTCAGGTAACGTAGCGGATCTTCGGCGAACTGCTGAATGCGCAAACGCTTGGATTTGTTCTTCTTCGCATTGAGCCAGCAGCAATATAGATTGGACAGGCCCGTCAGACGTTTGAAATCTGACAGGGGTTTGCTACCGCTTCCCGCTGCGGCACTCGGAAGCCCCGCAGCGGTTTTCGGTGTGGCCAGCTGCCGTGCTTTTGGAGTTATTACTCCAGGAGACTTTCGACCAAGAATAGACTTTCCATGAGCATGCTCGATGTCTAAGCGTGTTATTTTTGGGTCAGCGGAAGCCGACGTTATCGTTGTCGTTGTCGGGCCAGTCGTTGTTGAGATTGAACGCGCCCGCGTTGTCGTCCGAGTTCCAGTAGCTGCCCCGGATGAGCGCATTGCCAGACTTTCCAGAAAATCCCCTTCGTTGCTCATGGCCTGGCTCCAGCTGTGCGGATCAAGCCACCCAGGAGCCTGCCAAGCTCTACGACTAAGCCGACTCGGTGTTCGAATGCGATTTTGAGATTGCTTAGCCTTGGAGCCTGTGAGAGATAGTGTTTCAGAAGGTCGACGTCAGCCGACATCATTCGCAGCAATGCGGGTTTGTTGTCTTCATTGCCATATGCAAAGACGGAATGCATGATGCGGCCCATGCATACCCGCAGATTCTCACCATAGCTGACACGCAGATCCCGCGGCATTTTGATGATGTCCTGCAGCAATTGCATGTCCAGATCCTGCGCTTGGGACTTAAGCTTAAATCCAGAGGTATCGGGGTTTGCAAGCAACTGTTTGGCGCTGGCCTTGTTGACCTGGCCGCGCTGCTGCAAGTCCGTAATGACGTCCAGAACGATTTGGTCCGATACAGTAGAAATGATTGAATCTTTGTTTGCTGGCTGATTCGAGACATAAATTTCATACCCGGCCGCGTGGCTGCCCAGCGAAACAACGTATGGGAGGTCAAATTCTTCGACCATCGACCAAAGGCGGCGTTTGAAATTACCGGCTGGAAAACCGATGCGAATATGCGGATCGCCAGATGTCCCCACTAGCTTCAGCTTGTACTGCTTGAGCGTGTGAAGGGCATAAGCGGTGCGATCATAGCCATGCAAAAATTTTCCCGCCTGGATCAAAATCAAATGCGCCGGATGTGCCAATTCAAGTTTCTTGGCAATACTGGCTAAAGGATCTGATTGCCCCAGGCCGACCTCGATCCCTTTGAATGCCTTCAAGGAGAACTTGACTAGCTCTTCGCTGGTTGGATAATGAGTAGCGGATTCATTCATGGCGATTTTCGTTTTTATTGTTTGATCTGGTCACCGCTACGCAGTGACCAGAGACCAGGGAACAGAGGCCCGAGCTACTTGGTGCAGCGGAAGCCGACGAAATCGTCGTCGAGGTCGGGCCAGTCGAAGTTGAGATTGAACGCGCCCGCGCGGTCGTCCGAGCCCCAGCAGCTGCCCCGGATGAGCGCATCGCCAGACAGATCCGAGCCGGCGGATGGGCGCCAGCCAGTACCTTTTTCCATGGACGGAAAGGGCGCCGTAGTGAGCGACGGGGAATCGCTGGCAAACGGTTTGGCGATCAGGCCCTGGTCATCGCCTTGGACATCGTCGAATACCCAGCTGAAGGCATTCCCGGAGAAGTCATAAATGCGCGCGCCGTTTGACAATTCGAACCAACGCCGTTCGTCTGGGTCTGGAGAAACATAATTGCCGGCCTGGGCTTCTTCAACGGTCCATTTGTGGAGGCCCATGAACAACGAGCCTTCGCCGACCTTGCCGCCGGTCCAGTTGATGTCCTGGTTGGCGATGTCATGGGCGATAGCCAGCCATTGGGTTTCAGTGATCAATTTCAGGCCGGCGGCTGCAGCGGCCGTTTTAGCTTGGTGAAAGTTGATTTCGACCCATGGCATCGCCTGTTCCGATACGATTACCTTCCCGTCCGAATCTTCGCTGCTGAGATATTGAGCCACTTGGAAGGGCGCAACAACCTGGCCGCCCGGCATCGTGATTGCTGGCGTTGTGATAAATGGTGTCTGTTCTATCGCGGCCGCTGCTTCGGTTTCCGCTGTGATGGCTGTATTCATTATTTCTCCTGAGTTGTATCAAAAGTGACGTTTTTAGAACTTGCGAAGCAGACCTCGCAGTGCGACTTCCAACTGGGTGATGTCCTGGTCAATTAAACGTTTGTGCTGACAATCGATCGGCGTGCAGCTAGTGATGCTTTCCCGATCCCTGTACAAGCGATTTATGGACGCCTGGATTGTTAATTTCGTGAAGGCTATGCCCAGCCAGGTAGTAAATTTGGTGATCATGTTTGAGCCCCGTATTGATGAGATCGATCCAAGCTTGGTTATGTCTTTCGCGCTCCGCCAGCTCCACAGCGGCGAAGGTCAGTTGGTCTTTGGTCAGCTTCAAGGCTGCACCATGACAGAAACGCCGAGAGCGCCGGGCTGGTCATATGCGGCATCCATCAGCGCATCGCGGTTTCCGATGGCGTGGTAGGTCTCGCTTGCGCCGCCGTCCTTCTTGATCGTGATGAGGTAATGCATGGAATGCTCCTTATGCGGCGTTGAGAAAATGCCGCTTTTTGCGTAAGAAATCGCTTGTTTCGCTACGCCGCATGTCGACTGGCTTTTGCTCAAGTTCGCTGCGGTTCTTCGCCATCTTCTTGGCGATATGTTTCGAAAGCGGATTGCTGATCATTCGTTTCATGGCATGTTCGTCCAAAGAAATTTAGCGACACCGATAGCAATGAGGCATACCCCAACGATTGCCATCACAGGCCCAATATCCCGGCGGTCGAAATCACCATTACGTGGAGGGAAGATACCGAATCCTGCAGCCCCCAACAGCAGCAAGATGAAGCCGACGGCGGTCACGCAACACCTACCTTTGCAACTACCAGGTCGTATATCTGCATAGGGGTCAGGTGTTCGGTAAAGTCCTCTCCATCCGGAAATTTGATGTCGAGCGCAATTTCGATTTCAATCTGGAGCGCTACGGCGTCAAGTGAATCCGCGCCCAATTGGCTGATTGGCACATGCACGTTGAGCGGCTGACCTGGTTCGGCCAGTTCATCGGCCAAAATGGTAAGAACCTTTTCGCGGAGGTTTTTCACGTTGATTCCTTGAAGTAGTCAGGAGACGGGGCACTGCTTCGCAGCGACCCGGGACCAGTGTTCAGAGACCCGAGCTAGGCACGGTGCAGCGGAAGCCGACGTAATCGTCGCCGCTGCCGGGCCAGTAGCCGCCGAGATAGAACGCGCCCGCGCTGCCGTCCGAGTTCCAGCCGCCGCCCCGGAGGAGCGCACGGCCAGACCAGTCGCGGCTGCTAGATGGACGCCAGCCCATGCCGTGTGTATCGGCCGGATATGGTGCCGTTGATAGTGAGATCGAATCCAGTCCGATTTCCGAGCCGATTAATCCGTCTTCATCGCCCTGGACATCATCAGAGACCCATTGGAAGATATTCCCGTTGAAGTCGCAGACGCGAGAGCCGTTCGACAAGACCAACCAGCGATGCTCGTCCGAGTCGGTCGACTTATAACTTCCACGTTGAGCGCCGCTCACATTGCCCTTGCGAATACCCTGGCACAGTTTGCCGACGCCCACTTCGCCACCGGTCCAGTTCGCGGCCTGTTGCGAGGCGTTGTACGCAATGGCCAACCACTGAGTTTCAGTAATCATGGAGTAACCAGCTGCTTCCGCCGCTGTCTTGGAATCATGGAAGTTGATCCGAACCCATGGCGCCAGGTCCGCGTCGATGACCACAGTACCGTCGGTGGATTTCGAG